CCAGAAACTCGTGCGCGACTACTTGATGCTCGAATCGCCCTACCGCGGTCTCCTCGTATATCACGGTCTCGGCAGCGGCAAGACCTGCTCTTCGATCGGCGTCGCAGAGTCCCTGCTCAACAATAAAAAGATCTATGTCCTCCTTCCCGCGTCGCTGCAGGAAAACTTTAAACAGGAATTGCGGACCTGCGGAAACCCAATCTACATGAACAACAATTTCTGGGAGACCCGCGTGATCCATAATCGCGCCGACAAGGGTCCCGCGCTCGCTATGAGCATCCCCGACGAATTTTTGCGCAAGCAGGGGCGCTACTTCGTGACGGTTCCTGGCAAAGAGTCCAATTACAACACCCTGCCCCTCGACGTGCGCCGCGGAATTGACGCCCAAATTTCTGCCCTCATCGACACCCGCTACACCTTTATCAACTACAACGGTCTGACCGGCGAAAGCGTCAAAGTCTTGCTGCCCGAAGACGATCCGCGCATCGCCTCCAAGTTTGATAATTCGGTCGTCATCGTCGACGAAGCGCACAACTTGATTTCGCGCGTCATCAGCGAGTCGCCAATCGGCAAGCGACTCTACGACGCCGTTTACTATGCAAAGGACTGCAAGGTTGTGCTCCTTTCGGGCACGCCCGTTATTAACCGCCCCAACGAGATCGCCTACTTTATGAATTTGCTGCGCGGACCCATTGAGCGCATTCTGATTCCGGTCAAAGAAATGCCTACATGGGACGAGGCGGGCATGAAGACATACTTTCAAAAGATGCCCGAAGTGGACGGCGTCGAGTTCAATAGCGTGAAACGGACGATTCAGATCACGCGCAACCCTCCCCACTTTCGCTCAGTCTACAGCGCCAAAGGCGACCGCATTGCCGTCAAATACGACGAGACGCTCGAATTCAAAAATAACAAGGACTGGGTCGAATCGAGCGTGCGCCCCACGTTTGGAACCACCTTTCCCGGCGGAGTCATTGCCGCGCGCGAGTATGTAAACACGGAATACCTCGAATGTCTGCCCACCAACTTTGCCGAGTTCATGAACACCTTCATCGACGGACTGAACGTCAAGAATGCTCTTCTTTTTCAGAAGCGCATTCAGGGTCTTGTGTCGTATTACAAGGGCAGCGACGAGCGCATGCTACCCAAGCGCATCGAGGACGCCAAGATGCTCGAAAAGATTGAAATGTCGGACGAGCAGTTTAATGTATACCTCGAGCGCCGGTGGAAGGAGATTCAGGCAGAAAGTAAGAAATCTTCCAGCGGCGGACTGAACGACGACTTTTCCTACTACCGCGTCCTGTCCCGCCTCGTCTGCAACTATGCCGTCCCGCTCGACCTCCGCAAGTTGCTGGGGGATCAGGAGGATATTCAGGACGAAAATAAAGAAGCAGACAAGTCGGTGATTCTAGACAGGTTGCGCGCCAACCCCGACAAGTATCTCCGCGACGCCGGTCTCGCCGTGTATTCCCCCAAGATGCGCAAGATGCTCGCCAACATTAAAGAAGAAGGGTTCAACAACCAGTTCATCTACTCGCAATACAAGGAACTCGAGGGTCTCGGCATCTTGAGCGCCATCCTCGACGCCAACGGATACCAGCGCTATAGGTTCCAATACAAGGGCGGCAAGTATTCAGAAAGTCCCGACATGGACCCCACCAAACCCGCCTACGCAATGTATACCGGCAACGAAGACCCCATCGAGAAGGAACTCGTGCGCTGCATCTTTAACGAAGACTACAAGTCCATTCAGTCAAAGTATCCCGAACAAGCAACCTCGCTCTTCGAGAGCATGATGCTCCGCGGCGGCAAGCACCTGCTCTGCATTCTCATGGCGACCTCCTCGGGTGCCGAAGGTATTAACTTGAAAAACGTGCGCCGTCTCCACATTACGGAACCCCACTGGAACCCCGCCCGCCACGATCAAGTCATTGGGCGCGGCATTCGTCTGTGCTCCCACGCCACCCGCCAAATCCTGCAGTCCGGCAGCACGTTCGTCGACCAAACCGTTCCCATTGAAGAGCGCACCATTCGCATATCCTTCTACCTGTCCGTATTTTCCAAGGAACAGGCGACGTCCGTCACTGCCTTCAACGTTGTCCCCATTCGGCGCGCCGATACGCGCACCAAGCGCTACGACGCACCGCCCGGCGAAGAAGGCGCCCGCCCACCCGAAGCGTTCCTGTCGAGCGACGAGTTCCTCTACGAAGTGTCCTACGAAAAAGGCAAGATCACCGAAGGCATTTCTAAACTTATCAAACAAGCAGCCGTCGACTGTGAAATTCATCGTAAACTTCATAGTCGCGAAAAACCAGTTCTTCAATGTCTGCGCTTTGATTCCACTGCAAAAGGCGAAGACCTCGCATACAAATTCAACTTGAAAGACGACGAACGCGACGAGACATACCTCCGCAATATTGTCAAGCGTTCACGCCGTCTTCAGCGCATAAAAATCAAGGACATTGTGTTCTTAGTCGACCCCGATTCCAAAGACGTGTTTGACGAACCTGCGTTCGGCGACGCGAGTCGCCTGCTGCGCATCGGGACCTTGACGCCTACCAGCATCCAGTTCTTTACGGGGATTTCGTCGTAATTAACTCCTCATTCTACGCCGACACCCTCTTCCACCTGCACACATTGTTCTTGTCGGGCGTGGAAATGTACATTTTCCCGTCATTCCCTTTTTTTGTTTTTCCGCAGTGCTCGTTTGCAGAGTATGCCGGCGAACTGCGACGTGTGTATTTTTTCGTCGATCGTTTCGTGCGTATGTCGCTCCGTTTCGCCTTGACTGTCCTGGGCATATTATTATACATACATTTATACTTTAGTCTGAATGATGGACTCCAAAAACGCGTCGCAGATCTTGGACCACGGGCGGTTCTTGGCGATCTGAATGCACTTTTCGCGCGTCTCGGGTCCAAGCATCGCAATCGCCTTCTCGAGCGCCTCGCAGACCAGTTCGGGCGTCGACGTGTGCTCAATGAGACCCACGCCCGCACCCTGCTGCATGTATTCATACGAGGTCACTGGAGCGAACGCTGCTACCTCTTCGTTCATGAAGGCGCGATACCCGCCCAGATCCAGAACTACTTGCGGCGCGCCCGTCGCGAGGTGCTCCAACTGGCAGAGACCAAATCCTTCGCCGTTCGCCGTATTAATACCGATATCGCACGCGTTATACAACTGATTGATCGTCTCGTCGTTGTAATACGTTGTCGGCGGCGTCGTGTCGATCGTGAGCAGGCGCGTTCCGTATTTTGGCGCCTCGAGTCCGTGCTTCTCGAGTTCGTTGAGGTATACCTGCAGAGGGTTGTAATACGCACCCCCTTCCGGTTTGACCGAGGTGATAAAGACCATGTAGAGCGGCACATCGGGTGTCTTCTTGAGGAGGCGCACAAACGCCATGATCGAAAGATCGAGGCGCTTGCGCTGACTGTTGCGATTAATGTTCAGAATCACTTTGGCGTCCATCCCGAGATTCAGTTGCTTGCGGATCGCCATGCGCTCGCCGTCGCTCGCCGGTTTGAAAACTAGAGAATCCACACCATGCTCCATCACATCGATCGGCAGCGTCGCGGTCGTCAGGCGCGTCTTGAGGTGCGCCTTCCACGATTCCGTAAAGCAAAAGATGCGGTCGGCAGTGTTTTCAATATTGCGCAGCAGTCCCATGTCGGCACCCTCATACACCTGGTCAAGGTAGACCCAGATCTTGTAGGTCTTTGGCGCATCCTTGATGGCGTTCAAAAACTGATTCACAATGATCGGATCGTTATAGATCATGATGATGTCGGGGGTGACCGTTTCGACATACTCCTTGAATTTATTGAATCCAAACCCGTGCTCGCGCGGTTCCTCGTTCGCAGCAGCATCATACTGAATGACATTTTGCAGCGTGCGCATGGGGTTCTGCGTCCGCGCCGGAGAGCGCTGAAACCCAAAGTGGAAGATCTTGACAATCGGATGAAGCGTCGCGAGTTGCTTCAGCAGGTTGTGCGAGACCTTTGAATACCCCGTCACCTGCTCCGTGTGCGTGCTGACCAACAAAAAACGAAGCGGTGCCATTCTTATTACCATACTAAATTTTGAATGTCTAAATATAATCAATATGAGTGCCAAGTTCAAGAGCGCGTCGGAAGTCACGGAATATCTGAAACGCCGCGCGAATTCTGCATATTACACGAACGGCGTTGCCGACCAGAAGCGCGCGTATTCGTCGACGTATACCACCTTTTTGGGTGCGAATGTGTCTGCACAGGGCGTCCGGACGGTTGTTGGGTGCAATCAGAGCAGCACGGTCGATAACAAGACGTGCTGCGTGAACTCTCGGGGGTTCCAGCAGCGCCCCGAAAAGTTTGCGCCAGGACGCAATATTTGGAATCCCACGTAGGAATAATGGATAAACCTAAAGCAGATCGCCTTCGTGAGTGCATTGCAGTCCTGCAAAAACTCACGAAAGAATTTGGAATTCCCTACGAATCCCCCGAGATTCAAGAACTCAAGTCGCGCTTCGACCCCTACATTGCCGACGGAACGCCCTGGAACGGAACCGTGTCGTTCAAGGTCTACGGGCGCATCGCCCACGTCAATTTGCCGAAGCGCGCCCGCTCGCAGGTGGAAGTCATTTTGAAGTCTTGCCGGACTTAAGCGCGGCGCTTCTTTGTTTTCTTCGATTTCGACTTTGTTTTCGATTTCGACTTTGACTTCCGATTCCCGCCCCGTGTAGTAGGGTTCGGGTCCGGGTCCGCACGTAGACGTATATCTTCCGAATCTCCAAGGTCTAACGCAACATCCTTTGGTTCGTAGGGATAGTCATCGCTGCCCAATGAGAAAGTTACTTCCTTACGACTATCTCCGTTTGGAACTACGATGAATTTCTTTTCACTCTGAAATCCACCATCATATACTATCTTCCAGAGTTTCCCATACTTATTATTCAACTTATTCAACGCTACCTTCGCTATAATGTATTCTCGAAACTTACCTTGAACGATTGACTGCTCTTGCATATCCATTTTAAGTTCATCAATCGGTTGCGGGGTTTTGCTACGGCCGGTGGGGGAACTACTGAACAATCCGCCCATTTATTCATACCCGAGATTAAAACTAAACTAGAACGCATTCTCCTTCATCTTTGGGATTTTTGTAAACGTCCCGAAACGGTCCATGAAGGGCGTCCTCGGAATGTCAAACAACTCGGTGACCGACGAAGATTTTGTAAGACCGCTGCGCACCGCCATTTTCCGCGCAGCAGACCCAATCCAGTCGTGACCGTAGCGCACGCTCATGTATGCGTGTATGACCACGAACGCCAGTAGCGAGAAAATAATGATATACGGCAGCGGACTATACATTATTCATAGCATATACATAATATGCCCGGCGGACTCATGCAACTGACCGCCTTTGGGGCGCAAAATGTGCTCATTAACGGCAATCCGTCCATGTCCTACTTTACGAAACTCTACAAGCGCACCACGAACTTTGCGATGGAGCATTTCCGCCTCGAACCGCGCAACATTACCGACACGGGTCTCCCGCAAGCAGGCAACCGCACTTTTCGCTTCAAGGTCCCCAACTATGCAGACATGCTGCACGACTGCTACCTCTGCCTCACGCTGCCCGACATCTGGTCGCCCATCAGCATGCCCGACGACGCAGGAATCGGGTATCCCTACGAGTTCCAGTGGAACAAGAATATAGGGTTCAACATGATTGAAGAACTCGCCATAAACTTTAACGGGTCCACCATCGTGACCATGACGGGCGAGTGGATGAAGGTTCTGAGTTACCTGCAGGATGATGTCGGAAAGCGCCCCGTCATTGATCAGATGGTCGGAAACACGCCCGACATGTATGACCCCGCCAACTCGATCGGTCGCATAAATCAGTATCCGCACGCAATCGCGAATCAAGTGAATACGGCGCCGGGACCCTCGATCCGCGGTCGCCAACTCCAGATTCCTCTGCCCTTCTGGTTCTGCAAGGAGATCGCCCAGTCCATCCCCCTCATCAGCATGCGCCTCACCGAAATCGAGTTTGTCATCACCCTGACCAACATGTATAATTTGTTCAGCATCAATGACGTTACGACCTCGCCCTACAACAACCGCATTCTCGGAACGCCCGGGTCGACGCATCTGGGGATTCAGAATTTCCTGTCATACCCCGACATTAACGGGTTTCCCACCAACAGCGCCCTCACGAACTGGAACATGGATCCCTACATTGAGGCGAACTACATCTTTTTGACCGACACGGAGCGCGCATACGTTGCTGCCAATGAGCGCACATTTCTTATTAACCAAGTGCGATACGTCCGCAACGAAAAGCAGTATGGTCTGAACAGCGCCCTCATCCCGATGTATAATCTGTGCACGCGCGTCGTCGCCCTCTTTCAGCGCGTCGACCGTGATCTCCTGAATGACTACGACAACTATACGAACTGGACAGATCCGATGTATCCTCCCATTATATCCGGGTCTCCCTCGATCCCGCAGTTGTTTCAAGGGAACGTATCCACGAACGGCATCTACTCTTCGTCGCAGTTCATGTCGTCGGGTTACGGTTTTTCCAACAGCATGAACCAGCAGGATATTCTCGTCGAGGGCAATCTGGTCTTTGACGGGAAAGATCGGTTCTCGACCAAGAACTACGATTTTTTCCGCAATATTCAAAATTATCAATTTTCGAAAGGCAATACGGAACAGATGCCCGGGATATACCTTTACTCGTTTGCTATCGACCCCAACACAATCACCCAACCATCGGGCACTGTGAATGCGTCCATGTTCAACAAGACCTACTTTAACTACAACTTGCTGGTTCCGCCCGTGCAATCCACGTCGCTCACCACCCAGGCGTCTCTTGCCGTCCTGAGAGATTCAGTCTTCAGTCCAAACCCCGGACCCGGGGTGAATCCAGCATCTACGGTATCTCCCGCGCCCGGTGTCCCGCCCCTCGTAAACCCTGCAGATGTAGTCGTTTTGTATTCTACGCCTACGAACCTGGACCAGCAGTATCAGGGTTACAACTCGATGGTCTACATTGAGTCCTACAACTTTCTGAAGGTTACCAACGGTCAAGCAAATGTCGTGTTTACAACATAATGGTGCCTCCGGATACTGTCCTTCCCGACGATGTAGATCCCGGGTCACCACAACCGGTTCAAATACAGATGGATCCAGTCCCACAACCGATCGTGCGAGATTTGGGCGGGTTTATCTTTTACGGCGTCGGATACAGTCTCGCCATTCTCTCGTGGTCTGTGGTCTGGGTTGCACTGATGTTTATGCTCGGCAAAATGGGCGTCACCCAACTGCCCTCTGTCTGGATACGCGTCATCTGGTCCATTCCTCTTCTCGGAATGTTGGCGGGGTTCATCAGCGGAGGAACGACCACAGGGTGGATAGCATACATATACATTTCTATATACATTATGCTGTGGATAGCAGGGGTGGTTGCACTTCTGTTTGGTCTGTATCCGCCAGGTTGGTTGTCAGTGCAGACCCCGGCGTGAGTTCCAGGATTTCGCGCATTGCTTGTGTGGGATATTCAAAATTGCGAAACAGGATCTGATTGACTTCTGCCGGACTCCACTTGCCGTCAATTTCCGGATGGTCCCATTCAAGAACGAGGAGGTCGTAGAACCCCATAATCATCTCGCGCACAATGTTGGACGAACACTTTTTGAACTCGATAATCATATCAATCCTGCCCGGACGAATCAGCGCCTTGTCGAAGCGCTCCGGGTAATTCGAGGTAAAGACCACAATGCGCCCCGACGATTCGAGCGTTCCATCCAGCAGATTCAGCAGAAACGCGAGGTCGATGGGGTCCTTGATAATGTCGTCGTCCAGTTCGGGCGCGAACGGATCTTTCGGGGCAGACTGCTTTGGGATCGGTCGCTTCCAGTCGCGGTTCAGCAAAACATCGCCCATTGCGTCGGCGTCCTCGATAATGTATACGCGCTCCGAAATCGGAATCGTATACTTTTCCAGCGT